CATCGTTATCGTTTATTTTTTTAATCATCGTCTTACCTCGCTGGGACCGGGCCTCAGAGTCGTCATATGCTTCGCTAGTTTTTCAATTCGATCTAACATCAATTACTCCAACCTTTTAAAAATCAGAACCGTGCCAGGATTTAATTTTCGGATAATGACTTCACAGCTTACGATTTCCAAAACTTGCCAGTGATCCCCGACGATCAACCCAGCATCCACCACTCCATCCACCGATGCCTTTTCCTGCTGCATCATGTTCACTCGGTCCCGCTGAATGTTATTCGGAACAAAGAACCGATAACTCAAAGACGCTCGCTTCCATTTTTCTAAGATGTTAAATTTATTCATTGCAGATCTAGTCATCAATCTTGCATACGCTCGCCGCTTATTGACCGCTTGCAACTTACTCCGCCAGTGACCCTTGTTATGAGCGTTTAACTTCGCATCGGTGGGCGGCAAAAAGATTTCAACTCGCTCGGTTGACTCATTCATTGGCCGGACTTCAATACTTCACAAAATTCCCATGAATAGCCTTTTTTATCGACAAAACGCATTACAGAGCCAACTTTCCTCATGCCCATTAGATAACACTTCACTCCTCCTCCCCCAGATTCATATTTACCTCGAAACCGTGCGGCAAGTGGCAACATCGACAACGTGATTTTCGTTGGATCAACCGGCTCCCACTCCTGAATCATGCGGACGACGATGTATTTATGGAAAGACGGCAATCGTTCGTCCCAGCGTTCAATTCCGTTTTTACCGTTAATGTAAAACTCGCCTGTCGTCGCGTGCCTGAACGCCACAAACTCACAGTCTTCAGAAATTTCAAATTTGATTTCAATTGTCTTCATGATTCTTTTCCATTCTGTATCCCAACGCCCAGTCCATGAAATACTTGAACGGTTTCTTTCGCTTAGCGTTTTTGCTTTGGATTTTTTCAATCGCCTTGGCATGCGTTAACACTTGATGAACTGCATCTTCAGTAACAAATTCAGGAAGGTAAAGCTCATCAATCCAGTCTAACACCTTGTAAGCGTGTGCAGCTTCAACGACTCGATACCAAAGCCAGCCACCCAAGTGGATTCGGCAATAGATAAACCAATCGCCTTCATCGCACGTTCGATCGACCTCGACGCTGTAAAAACCACTCACTCTGTTAGTCGTCATAAAAACCCGCCTCCACAGCGATCACAATACCTAAAAATACAAACAATAACACCACCGGCAACACCCACTGAATCACGTCTTGTGTGTCCAAAAACATCATGCACCACCATTGAACGCTGGGAACACGTGGAAGTAATCTGGCAGCGATGAACTCCATTGATACTCGGCCAGCACATCTTTTTCTGTTGCATATCGACCATCCTCCATCACGAACCCATCACCATCGCGCTGGACGTAATTGCGAGTGACCAACAACTGCACCGCGTAAGCGACCGCAGCCGCTTCAGTTTCAAAGACAAACCCGCACTTCGACTCAGCGAGCGAATACGCTTCACCGTCCGTCACCACCAACACCCACAGACCGCTGTGTTCCGTTGTCTTTTGCTCGGCCTCTGCTCTTGCCATTGCAACCAAAGCATCCTCAAGCCGTTTTGGGACCTTTATCATGTGCTCAAACATTCGCTCTCTCCAAAAATCGCCGCAATTGAAATCCAACACAACTGAGCGGCGGTTCCGTTGCAGGATAGTTCAAGTCGGGCGTCGGGACCATCGGCATCCAATGACTGCATGGAGACCAGTCGTCGTCAGTCTCCATGACGACTGTGCCGCCTTCTGTCCTCAAGCCTCTATAGCGTCCTTTGTCAGCGCGAGTAAATGCATCATCGATCTGGCAGCAGAACCACACTTCTTCATCCAGCGGCGGGAATGCTTCAGTTATTGGCGTCCATTTGATTTCAATTCTCATTTTCATATTTTGCTTCTTTCAATTCAACCAAAGTTGATCGCACGATTGCGGACTCCATTCGTTTACAGTGCGGAGGAACAAAAAACGCCGTGGGCGTTAGTGGCCCAGTACCATGCTTGCTCCAAGTTTAAAAACCAGCAGCGGATGTTAGAGGATCACGAAAACAGTTGGTACCGTTGCGAGGCTACCATAGGTTGCCAAACTGCGGCGGATTGGTGTGCTTCAATCCGTTCCGCAATTATCGTCATCCGCGTGGACGCGTTCGGCGGAATGTACATTCCAAACCTCGGGTAACTCGAAGAATTGCGGACGGCGTTAGTCGAGTCGGCACTGGCAAGCGGCAGTCTGGTAAAAATCATTGGGTCGAGCATCCTTAAACCGTGGAGCCGTGCTCGCGGCCGGCCATCGACACAAATGACTTCCATTGCTTCTTGCATTCGTCGCCACCAATGCTCGGTCCCAACCGTTGCGTAATCGCCGCTTGACCCCAAAGCTAATCGTGGCCAGCCGCAAAGCCGATCGAGTCGTTCCATTGATTCGTGCATGTGCCAAACTGGTACACCTTCGACTTGGCTTGGCCATTCATCCAGCAAGTTATCGTTTGCTTCTTCGTCTCCGTCGATCACGTCCGGAATAATCGCCCAGTCAAACGCCGGGTGTCGATACCACCCGTTTACAAAGTCGTAGTATGGTTGCCAGTCGGCGACTGGATTGCCTGACTTCCACGCGCTAAACGCTCCGTTGTCGACGCAAAATGATTGGCATACTTCCGCCGCCGTTCCGATATCCTCGGGCCGGTAGAACGAAATCAATGCGTGACGACCTTTCAGGAATTTTGCTACGTCGTCGCGAGTCGCCCCGCATGGGGTGCCGTGGTAGTGGATAATTTTACACCTCCTTAGGTTCTTGCCGCAGTTCATGAATTTTTTAAATGCTCGGGTCCGCCGCACACGAGTCCGGCAATTCAACCAAAGTTGATCGCACGATTGCGGACTCCAGTTCGTCTTACCTCGCTTGGATTTTGGTTTAAAATGGGATTTCATCGTCGCCGGCAATTAACTGCATACTTTGGCCGCTGTCCGCTGGGACCGACGCAGCTGCATTTCCGCCGCCGATCAACTTTAGCTCGGACGCGATCACTTTGACCTTCGACCGCTTTTGTCCGTCCTTCTCCCAAGACTCTTGTTTCAACTTCCCAGAGATTAAAACAGGTTTGCCCTTCCCTAGGTACTCAGCGGCGACTTCCGCTAGGCGACCCCACAGCGTGACATCAAAAAACGAAACCTCGTCCACCCACTGCTCGCCGGACTTCACCCGCTCGTTAACCGCCAGCGAAATATCCGTCACCGACGTGCCGCTTGGGGTATACCGAAGCTCAACATCCCGAGTCAAATTGCCCATCAAAATCACATTATTGAAGCTTGCCATTAAATCCTCTTTCAAAAAAAACAACTATGAAAAAAACCGCAATCTAACCCTCGACCCACGAACGTGGATTTTGTTTTCCAATGCTTATCCCCGCTGCGATACACGCACGAGCTTCTTGTTCGGGCAGTCCACAAACCTTAGCCGCACCAAACAAGATCCCAACGCATTCGCCTTGGTCCATCGCACCACCGCCAACATACGACCCCAGCTTGATCGAGGCGGTTTTTAGCGTGTCATGCCTGGTGCCATTGACCGCTTGACTCACTCGCTCAAACTCTCCGTCAATCACGGCAGACCTGTACCTATCCCAATGACTTACCGAACGACGTGCCGAACAAGGACCTTCCGCCACCGGCGTTTTTGGTTCCAGCCATTGCTCACAATCAAACACTGGCCAAGCGTCTTTGGCATTCAAGTTGCCGAACAAAACTCGATACTCAAACCCATCCACCACGCTCGTCGGACCCACAACATAGCCACCATCGCCGCGTATGTCGTATGACCCCTTGACCTTGGCGCTGTTCCCGACGTCGTAATCAGGATGTTTAAAGTATGCATGGAATCCTCTTTTTGTCTCGACGACCATCCCGCTTCCAACCGATTTGCCTAGGAGCTTTTGATAGTCAGTCCAGCTCGCATGGTCGTCGAAGTCCACAACCACGATGCCGCTTACATTGCCAGTCACTACACCAACATTCCTATTCTTCGGCCAAATCTTTGCCGGCGATATTGGCTCTGACTGTAGAGACTTCCACTTTCCGTCGAGGCCCCACGCCGCAAGTGTATCCGCATCCGGCCTCTTGCTCCCTGCCGCCAAGGGGAACACGGAATAACCCATCGACAGCAACCATTGCTCAAACATAAATCCGCTCCACTGTGTGTTCCAACCGAGTACAACCCGCGCGTAAGAGTGCCAGGGACAACCCGCGTTTATAGTCCGCATCGCCGCGGCACTTCACCCGGTCCTCGACTCCCTGGTAGATAACGACCATCTATCTTTTGGCCGCCTGACGTCGGGCACTTGGCGCTTGTTTACGGACTCTTCGTCCAACGACGTCTATAGGATTTTTCGCGCCACCTTTATCGCCTCAGCAGTTGGTAGTGACACCGTTTAACCAGATTCAAATCAAATTGTAAGTTGCCCAAATCAAAAAGTTAAAAGTCGGCACCCCTGTGGGCATCAAGCACGTTCCAAATATATGGAAAGAATTTGACAGGGGTGCCAATGATTTATGTGTTCCTTTCAGGTGCAGATGCCGGATTCCAATATCGCAACGCTTTCGACCGTGGCAAGTCTATTGTTATGATTTTCCATGATTGTCCCTTAAATTTTTTACATGTTCTGCTGCCCCAAACGCATCCGACTTTAGAATCCAGTTTTGATAATGCGCTGGAACATCTTTCAATTTCGATCCGGAATACTTTCCGCCAACGATCCGAAACTCACCACCACTTAAATTCCTCAGGCGATCAATCATGCCCGTCGCCTGATTCTTCGAAAAAGCCTTCGCGGTTTGGCCGGCGACGCCCAACTTGATCAAGTAACTAACTTGTGCGTAACTAGCACCACCAGCTCGCGGCTTGAAGTCGGTCATCGGGTCATAAGCAGCGCCGGCAAATAGATCCACATCGTCAGCTGTGTAGTCAATTCGGTTAGACCGGGTCTGCGTGCTCAGCCGCTCTTGTTTCATTTGCTCGGCTAACAACTCACGCTGCTCTCGTGCTTGCCTGGCCTTCTCAAGCACCTCTTCCATGTCCACTGGCTCACCAGCTTCCTTGGCTTCTTCGAGTGCCTCGCTCAAGTCTTTACTTGATACTTCCTCGCCGGCCAAACAATCAATCACGGAGACTAATTTATGCTTTCCAGAATTTCCAACAAAGTCCAAGACAACGCAACGCGGTTTAGCAGAATTGGCAATCGATTGCCGTCGCAGTTCCGCGGTATCAATACCGTCTACCGCTCCCGGCAAAGGCCGAGTGCCGCGCCCAATGCACTGTAAGTAAACCAGCAAACTACTTGTCGGCCTGGCCATCGCGATCACTTCCGTTGCTGGTGCGTCGAAGCCTTCGGTAAACACGCCGCACCCAGTCAGTACGTTTGTCTCGCCGGTTTTGTATCGCTCAATGATTTTCCGCCGCTCCTCTCTATCTGTCTCGCCGATCACGCATTCCGCTCGAATCCCATCGTAAGCATTGCAAGCCGTCATTAACTCAGTTGCATGCCGGACGCCCACTGCAAACATCAACAGCGGACGCCCCTTTGCTTGGTCGATTGACGGCTTCGCGACAGCGTGCAGTAAACGATCACGGTCATCGTCGTTTTCACCCAAAAATACTCGTTCCAATTCGCCGTCCGCTAGATCGCCACCGGCTTTAGTCGGCACTCTCGATAAATCCAGTCCCTGCACTTGGATAAACCGCTGCCGAATCGGGCACAACCAGCCTTCTTGGATCGCTACTTTTAGCTCCATGTGATAAGCGCACGTATCGACAACGTTCCATAGCCCGACGCCATCCGAGCGTTGTGGAGTTGCAGTCACCAGCAGCAGTTTTAAGTTTGGATTGCCCCGAAAGTAATCGATTACTTTGCGGTAGGTTCTTGCCGTTGCGTGGTGTCCTTCGTCGATGATCACTGCCTGAAATTCGTGCGGATTAAACCGCTCCATCCTGTGCCGATATCCGGCGTTGCCGCACTCGGGACAACCATCGCCGGCGCAAGTCCGGCACTTACGCCGAGCAACTAACGTTTGCACGGTCGCGACCACCACCTGTTCGCTCTGGGCAATCGCGGATCCCATTTCGATGCCCGCGTTCAAGCCTGCTCGCTTAGCGTGTGATACCGCTTGGTAAATCAGTTCTTCGCGATGCGCTAGGACTAGCACCCGACCTTTACTCATTACCATTTTTTATTTTCCTTTTATTTTCTCACACAAGCGACGCATCACTTCGGAAAATACTACGCTTTTACCGCATCCGGTTGGCAGGCAAACTAGGGTTGTATTAACTCCAGATTCCCATTCCTCGAACACTCGATCCACTGATTCGGCTTGATAGGGTCGCAATGTCACCGACGACGCTGGGGCAACTTGGCTCGCCGTCTTACGAGGTTCTAAGATTTCAAACAAACTTAATTGCGGCATCACTTAACCCCCAAGACTTGCTTGTCGGCGTGCGAAAGACTGCTTCGCTGGGTGTATGGAATGAAGCCAGTTTCCCGGCACCGGCCGCACCCCAGGCCCTCGCACCTTGGGCACGCAGTCCAATACCTCGGGTCTTGAATTGACTGCTTGAATGCCTTCCACGAAAACACAACCGTCTGATCGTTCATGAATTCAGCACCCGGCAACGCCGAAAGCCGGATAGCTTCTGCCTTAATTTTGTCCAGCTGCCGACCCAACGACATCAGCTCCAGTGCACGACTGTGAGCCTCACGCAGATGCAGGGGAACGTCTCGGCCTAACACGTCTTTAACGATCGACACTGCCGCGGACGACACTGCCGCGGACTCACCCTGCTGTGGTTCCACCGGCAATTGCTTAGCTTGAATGCCCTGCTGCTTCTTTTTTTTAATCTGTTTTGCAACGCCGCTGATTGACTTTTCTTTTCGTCGAATCGCCTCGACCTCCGACTGATCGATCTCGCCACGCTTCGCAGCTTCCAGGATCATTTTGCCAGCGTCGTAAGTTCGTTCGCCGACGCCTGCAGACTTCGCGCATTCCTTGCGAGTGTCGATAGCAGACAACTTTGGCAATTTTGCCAAAGTTGTCCCACGTTGATTCCCCTTCCGCTCAACCTGATTCGCCTTTGCAATCGGTCGCAGCAATTCCTCCTTGCGTCCCTGCAATCCGATTCGGTCAATGTCCGCCAAGTTGCGACGCCCCATCTGGTTCTTAATCATCCAAAGAATGGCTTCCGTGCGATCAATGAACGATCGCTCGACTGTTTCATAATGCAAATCCAGCCTGGTGCAAATCTCGTGTCGATTGTGTCCGTCAATGACGGTACCTTGCCAAACAACAATCGGGTCTCGGCATCCATCGGCGACGATATTTGCTTCAAGCAAATCCCGCTCTTCGGGCGACAGCGGCGGGATTAGAGACTGAAATTCTTTGTCAATCTTCAACGTCATTATTCAACTCCAAAATAGAAAACTCCCCACCGGACGCGTGACAGGCGACGCAGATTATGCGCAGAAACCCGGCAGGGAGAGTGTTTGGTTGGTAAGCCTGTCACGGCTGTAGTTAATACCTTACTTGCTACGCTCAACTTGTCAATCAGAATTCTTTATTTAATTTTGGTTGCAGCTACGGTGATGATTTAATCAACGACAACGAATAAGCTTTTCCGCTTCGCGATCTCGTTGATCAGCTGCCCCAGATGGAACTGACTAATTGCACCACGCGACCTGAGGTGCATCACGTGATTAAAGGCCTTGTCGCACCGCACCGCACTGTCTATGTCGGAAATTTGACCACGCACTTTTTCGAACTCAAGCTGTTGCACCGAAACTGGCTTGTCGGCTTGCTTTGCGTCAGGTGCAGTAGGTGCGTCGGTCGCTGGTTTTGCATCAGGCTTTGCAGCGACTGGTTGAACCTGCGGAGTCGATAAATCGGCGTCGTTATCGCCTTCCGTCGGTATAGCAAACGCCATAAACGCGGCGTACTTATAAGCTGCGGACATTGCCTTGTTCGTGGCCTTATCGCTGCTGTCCATCGCTTCACCGATCGTCGCAATCGTGTGCAGCGATCCGTCTGACATCGCCACAAAATCAAATTCAGCTTCCACGACGACATAGAAAATCACGCCGCCTTTGTTTGTCTGACGCTCAGTGACGGCCCGCGACTTGATCCTCGGCAAAATGCACAATCCATGCCGAGCCAGTAAAGGCGATAACGCATTGAAGACGTCGTCGATGCCGCGGAACTGGTAGTTTTGTAATTGGTTTTTACGATCTTTTGTGATTCCATTTTTTGCTAGATCCGTCGCAACCGCAATGATCGCAGAATAGACCGCTGGCACCTGTTTAACTTCCGACATTCTCAAACTCCCAACCTTGGTTTACTGGACTCTCCACTGCTAACATCAGCAATGGTTTTAGTTCGGCTCGCGTCTTTGCGTCCCAAGCCATTAACGCGACGATCGCGAGTTGGTTCCGCTGCGAAAGATCTTGGACTTGATACAGCCTTTCCTTTACCGGCAAGTTTCGATTTATAATTTCCACTTCCAGACAATGCTGATAAGCGAACGCTTCGCTCTGCGAGTCAGCGAACAAAGATTTTGCAGCGCCTTTAAATGCAGTGGCCATCGTATCATCGCTGGCCAACACGATCGCAAGCATCAAGTCTTGGATCGGCCACTTTTTGCCTAAGACTATGTTGGGGACTTGTACACCACGCCCCTCCAACAGCGCCTGCCTAACCTCCTTGGCTAACTTTTCAATCCGCTCTAATGTCGTCGGCTGAATCATGTCCCCATCTCCCTCTGTGCACGATCGCGTTTTACTTTTTCGACCGCCGCTCGAACTGCTAACAACCTCGAACGCCCGACCATGAACTGCATCGGATAGCCGGAGTTGCGGAATCGGTAACTGTGACCGCCGCTGATATCTGGTGCAGTGATTTGTAATTGCCGGACGAAAAAGTCCAGCATTTCCATCGCCTCTTCTAGTGCAATTGGCGGCTCCGTGTGGTCGTCAATGTTATGCATCTAGATCGACCTCCTTGCAATCGCCTCGGCCGACTGCGACAGCCAGTGCCAACGCTTGCCACGAGTGCGACTTGATACCATATAGCGGACCTGGATTTTTCTTCGTCCCCTTCTCGCCGATTAAATCTTTCAACGCCTGAATTACGTTCGCGTCCTTGGCTTTCGCTGTGCCGCACAACGACGCTTTGACACTTGGCCGAAGAATCAATTTTACTTTGCGGGCCTTAAGCTGCTCAATCAAACGCCCGATAAAAATGCACGTCGCAAACACGCTGCGACCGACTGACATTCCGGTTCCGTAATGACCGATCATTTCAATCGCGATCACGTCCGCAAGATCTAAGTGCTCGCGTAAATATCCATCATGCTCAATCTGTTGATTTTCCACGACTCCGCAATATACAAGCGTGCTCGACTTTGGGCACCACAACGCGTAGCCGCTGATCTTTGTTCCTGGATCGATCCCTAAAATCATGTTGGCTCCTTTGCTTCGCTTGGCCCTATTGATTTGGTTCGTAAAATCCCAGTGGTAAGTGCTTTATTGAGCGTGGTTCGTAAAATCCCTAGATTTATAATTGCATCCTTAGCACAGTCTTTTTGTTTATCTAGTAAGCGAATTTGTGCTTCTAATTTTTCTTCAATATCTATCTGGATTCTAATTTGTTCCTGCACAAAATTCAGCGATTTCCTGGCCTGGTATACGTCGATCAAATCATCTGTCATACTAATTAGGCTTTCTTTTCGGGACCTGGTTGTGGTAATTCGCAGCCAGGTTTTTTTCGTTGATATGTGACTCGTTAATTTTACTTTGCCCGCGGACTCGCTAAGTCCACTTTAATTTTTATCTTCATCTTCGTAATATCCTATGCACCAATCGATGTAATGCCCGAGCAGGCTTTTTGGCTTGCTCGATTCTGCAATCAGGACGTCTTTACGGTGATTAAATAACTGGACCGCGACGTCGTCAAAAACGTACTCGGGTAGGTACAACTCTTCTAACCAAGAAACGATCTTGTTAAATTCTCCCGCCTCAATAGTCCGGCAAAAAACCTGACTGCCAAGGTAGATCTGGCAGTAGATATACCACACGCCATCGGACTCCGTCTTGCCAGTCACGACGCTGTAAAAATTATTGATCCGGTTCATTTGCATCGAAGCATCCCTTTTCGATCGCGACGCTGACTGCGATGAACGCCACGAGTAAAATCACAAAAACAATCCACGGCCAAGTCTCTTGCATGTTCATACTACACTTTCGTTCAACGCGTGAACCGACTGAACTGACACAACGGGCGAGCCTGATGGTATGTAGCAAAACGCCGACTGCACGATCAATACGTTAAAGACAACGCCAGGGTTCTGACGGGCCAGCCGCTGTGCTTCAACTATTGCGGCATCTTTTGAAGCGTGGAATTTCGTCGGCTGTAATGCACTCGGCGATGAGCGGTGCACCATCCAATATATTACTTCAGTCTGACTCATGTTTATGCTTTCTTTTGCAGTCGTAAGGGTATTTACATTCAGGCACTGGTGTAGCCTGTTGTGTTTTAAAACTTTTCGCCAACGCGTCCACGCTCGTAAC